GATAAATCTATGCTCTCACTTATGATGCGTGGTAAGCGTAAGTTTCGTTATGAACATAAGGTCAGGATTGCCAGAGTTCTTGGCATCAAGATGGAATATATCCAGTGGCCTTATTAAATATTTGTCATGTATCTTGGGCAGTGCTGATTGAAGTGACGTTTCACAACTACACTCTCTCTCTTTTACGTCATTAGGCACTGCCCATGCTCCTCACAATACACATACCAGATAAACAAGAGAGAATAAATTTTGCACATAAGGTGCGCAAACTCTTGGGTCAATCCCAAACATACATTCCAGGTGCGCGAAAAGTCTTTAAATCAGACATCGGTGTCAAGGCAAATACAGATGATAAAACCTATAAGAAGATACTCGCCTTACTCGATCGCCATGGATATACCTATAACATAATAAAGGAGTAACGATGAGTGGACTATTAGAGCCTACCTACGATGTGCCAAGCACTGGTGAGAGTAGCTTTATGAAATTTGTCAAAGGCGAAAACAGATTCCGAATATTAGGTACACCAGTAATGGGTTATCAGTATTGGCAGGATGATCGTACGCCAGTTCGCATCAAAACAGCAGGTGAAGCACCCGCAGGTGAGAAGCCAAAACATTTTTGGCAGATACCAGTGTGGGATGGTCATTCTATCAAAGTATTGGACGTGACCCAAGCTACTGTGCAAAAGCAGTTAACAGAGTTGGATCGCAACTCTGAATGGGGAAATCTGACAGAATACGATGTGATCGTTACACGCAGTGGTGATGGCATGGACACTACGTATACTGTCACACCATGCCCAAAAGCACCTCTTAGTGAGGAAATAAAAAATGCGTATGCAGAGTTTAAGAAAACCTACGAACCAGAAAAGGTTTTTGAGAGTACGCCAACCGCGGAAGGCGAGGAAGAGCTACCGTTCTAATGCCTTCATCCGCATCCCGTAAAGGCTACAAAGGTGAAGTCGAGGTCGTTGAACTGCTCCGCGATCTCGGCTTCATAGCCGAACGCAGTTGGGGTAGTGATGGTCGTAGCTTTGGTGAGAAAAGTGATATTGATGTTAAGGCTACGAAAGGTGACTTAACTATTCGTGTGCAGGTTAAGCGCAGGAAAAAGATTGCAGGATTTTTAGATTTTAAGAATGCGGACGTAGTGATGGTCCGCCAAGATAGAAAGCCTTGGCTCTGGATAGTCAAGCATGAGTGGATGAAGAATTTATTTAATAGCGGGGTCTTAGAAACCCATGAACCCGAAAATGGCGTGTCTAATGATCGTGATAGTCGTGACCCCGCTAAACTATAAGGAGAGAGTATGCCATATCCAATGAAACAAAACCCAAAAGCAGCAATGGTTGCACTGGTTAGCGAATGTATCGATAATGCGCTAAAAAAGGTGCTTGTAAGCGAGGATTTACGATTAGACGTATGCATGGATGCCTGCGATGAAATATTAAGGAGAATAGAAAAGAAAGGAGAGAAAGAGTGAAAAAGGATGATTTATCTAATGGCGAAAAACATGCTTTGTTTTTAATAAGTTTAGCAAATCCAGATTTATATCCAAATCCAACAAAAATTATACCAATTGAGTTAGAGGATAGAAATGGAAAGTCTACTCACGAATTTACTTTGATAGGCGTGATTGGATTTATAAAACTAGCATTTCAAATCTTACAGCATGAGTATGATGAAGTAATAAAAAAGGAGAGAGTAAATTGAAAAAAAGATATTGGGCAACACCACCAGAAATGATGAAAGAATTAAACGATGAGTTTAATTTTGATTATGATCCATGTCCACATCCCAGACCAGAAGGTTACGATGGTTTAGAAGTAGAATGGGGTCAGCGTAACTATGTAAATCCGCCATTTGTTGGTGGATGGATGAAGTGGGTTCATAAAGCTATTGAAGAGCATAAGAATAATAAATTAATTGTATTCATTATACCAATGTTTGCTTGTAGAGCTATAGCATATTTGTGTGAGTATGGGGCAGAATTAAGATATGCAGGAATGCCACAGTGGTTAGCTTTGGAAGATGGAGAACCTAATCCTGGAAGAAAATCTAATAGGCAACCTTGTGTTTTATTAATACTAAGGCCAGAGAATCCAAAGTGTATTATGTGTGAAGATTCTTTGTGTGAACATTGTTTGGAGAGTGAAAATGAAATACGATGATTACAATAAGTTTAGAAAGAAGTTTTTTAACATCGCAGCGGAGATAAGCGATAATAAATCAATAGAATATACCATCAGTAACGAAGATAAATTCTACAATTTCAAGCACGTTGCGGAGCGACTTGGAATTACAGCAAAGCAGGCAATGATGGTCTATATCTTAAAACATGTCGATGCACTATGCAACGATGCAAAAACAGGCAAGACCTATAGTGATGAAACCACATACCAAAGATGTCTTGATGTGGTAAATTATATGGTGCTGTATGCAGCCTTAGACTACGAGGAACAACCACATGCAAATAACACTGAACTACCTGGAAGCGCAGATAGCGGTGCAGACAGGAACAGCGAGAATGCTTCAGAACCAGACCAATGGAGTGATCTCACGCGGACCGCGCAAACTCGAACCTGACATCAATGGTGCAGGTGGCGAGATTGCAGTATGTAAATACTTTAATAGATACCCCGACCTCAGTATTGGACCACATTTTAGTGGTTACGACCTCAAAGTCAAAGGTAGGAAGGTTGACGTTAAAACAACCACCTACGATCCAGGATACTTACAAGCTAAAACGAAAAAAAACCCAAGCGATTGTGATGTTTTTATTTTGGTACATGCATCATTTCCACGCTTTACAATACTTGGTGGTGCGCAATCAGCGGACTTACTACAACAAGTTAATATCCAAGATATGGGTTATGGTGCAAAATATATACTGGAGCAAAGTCAATTACAATCTATGGAGTTGCTTTTTGCATAGTCTAAATAAAGGCGCACTTGGCGAGCTTGCAGTGCAAAAAGATTTAATACGCCAAGGATATAATATTTACGCGCCAGTAGTAGATGTAGATCAAGTTGACCTTATTGTAGAATTAAAAAGTGGTAGTATGAAAAAGGTACAGATTAAAACAGTAATGAACTTAAAGCGTGGCACAGCAGTAGAGGTAAACCTTACTAAATATAAGGACACTAATCGTATTGACGTAGTTGCAGTATACTTTTTACCTAAAGATATAATTGCATATTATCCATACGATAATAAGCATGCGCTGAGTCTTGCGTTAACAACTGGTAAAAACAATCAAACAAAAGGTAGGAAGTGGTTCTATTCATATGAGCGGTTTCCTGAGTTTAGCTAATGGAAAGACATTTTGCAGGCAGTGTTGCCTATGATAACGAGCATGACGAGTGGGAAGATGCGCAGTTTATGGCGTTTTCCATTGAAGATCTGTGCAAGGATATGAAAGCCTTTATGGGTCGCAGAAAAAATGCAGAAGTGTTTTTTGCTGCCTACATAGATGGACAAGGCAAAGAGAATGATATTACTGAAAAAGTAAAGGAATTAATTGATGAATAACTTTATTGTATTTGGTAGACGTAAAAGTAGGCCAATAAAAAAACTACGTCATAAAAAGAATTTAGATGCGGAGCTTGCAGATAAGACTATTTTTTATTGCACAGAGTGCAAGCGGTGTTATGAACCATCCAGAGTCAACTGGCATAAACGTACAGAGTATTATGAAGATTTTGTTAGTTATGGCAAACCAAGAAAGATTTGTAAAAACTGCAAACCCGACAAAAATGCGAGTCAATTGAAATTGGATAACATTTGAATTGGTTGGCCTGGTGGACGCTACCATGTCGGGTAATTATTAAAAAAAGGAGATAATATTGTGATTATGTTTGATATAGCGGAATGGGTAGCAAATGTCCTAGTGCTTGGCCTAGGCTTGTTTTTCTGGGCATTGGCATTTGGAGTTGCGTTTTTAATTATAAATGAACTAAAGGAGAGATATGTCGATGAGTAAAACAAAATTACATGGTCAAAACTACGTGCTGAAAAACGGTAAACGCGCAGCAAGTGTGACTACCATCATTAACAACCAATTAGGATGGAATAAAAATACGCTAATTGCATGGGCCAAGCGTATTACTGCGCAGGGCGAGGATGCGGATGCAGTAATGCGAGAAGCGGGCCATATAGGCACATTATTACATATTTTAATACAAGGTTATCTTCAAGGTTTTGATGTCGATACGCGTGATTATACACCGAACCAGGAAAAGCAGGCACTAAAAGCATTCTTTGGGTTTAAAACATGGTACGACAAGGCAAACTTTAAGGTACTTGCTTCGGAGCTTGCGCTGGTCAATGAAGAATTGCGCGTTGGTGGTACGGTGGACTGTATTGGTAAGATTGATGGTGATCTTGTAGTCGTAGACTGGAAGAGCAGTAGAGGTGGACCATACCCAGAGATGATGATCCAGTTGGGTGCGTACACAATGATGTATGAAGCTGCGCAGCCTAAAGCAGATGTTAAATATGGTATTATTATGCGCTTTGGTAAGGAAGATGGAAAGTTTCATAAGCATGTCATTGATCGTGACAAGTTGGATGCGGGTGCGCAGGCGTTTCGTCATTGCTGTGCGCTGTACAACCTACGTAGGAAGTTTTGAGGAGTGCATCGGATGTCTTCTCTCGAATAACTCAAAATGGTAAGCGTGCTTGGTGTCCTGAGTGTGACGATGGTACATCACGTAAGCAAGGCACAGTGCAGATTAATGGTGAGTATGCTTACTGCCATAAGTGCCAGTTTAGTTGGGATTTTAGCGAAGAGAAGATACAAACCCCGCGGGTAGAATATAAATTGACCAATACCAAGGTCAAAGTTGAGTCAAAAGAGGTCAAAAAGAGCGGATATGCGCAGGCCCGCGCTACGTTTGTTGCTCATTGGCAGAAGGCTATAGATGAGTTGGAGTTGCCTTGGAATGAGCAGTGTCTGGACCTGCCAATAGGTGTTAGGCGTGATGAAAAGAAGAATGCGCAGTTGGTGTTCCAGATTAATGAGAATCATGTAAAATTTCATAAAGGACCGCAGTTTGGTGACGCAGAATGCAAGGTGTTTGATACTCCGCATCTATCTCTCTCCAGCCTTGTGATCTGCGAAGGTGAAAAGGACGTTGTCACCGCATACTGCAATGGCGCATCCGCCTTGACATTTACGTCAGGTGCGGGTGCGCTGCCTGCGGACATAACCCTGCACTCCAGATATAATAAAGTATACATCGTGTATGATAATGACGAAAAAGGCGAGTTAGGTGCGAAAAAACTGGCAAAAAGGCTATTTGGGGAGAAGGTAGAGCTTTATGTAATGAAGTGGGAAAATAAGCCTTCCAGGTATGATCTTACTGACTGGTTTAGTGATGGTCATAGTTTGGATCAGTTGTTGGCGTGCTGTGTGCGGTTTGGTGATAAACCAGAGGACATTGGCGGAATGCGCAGTTTTAGTCCTTCGCAGTTTGCAAAAACATTTGTAAAGATGCCAGAACCCATCATTGATGATCTGTT